TACTGCAAACTCATTCACATTCTTACGTGGTGACTCATCATGGGAGTATGCATTACAGTCAATTAGACCTACTACATCAGATGCAATATTAATTAATGGATCTCTAAGTGATAGTTCTTACATTGACAGCATCACAATTACAAACGGTGGTACAGGATATACCGATGGAACTTATCAAAACTTACCAATGGAAGGTGGTAACGTTAGTGTTTCTGCTGACGGTGTTGCAAGAGCAACCTATGTTGTTGCAAGTGGTGTTATCACATCTGCTACTGTAACTGACTCTGGTACAGGATATACTGCTGGATTTACTGTTGTAATTCCATCTGAACTTGGTGGTGGTAGTTCTGGTTCATTAACTGCTGTTAAAGGAACTATCAACCGTGGATTTGGTAACATAGAAGTTGATATTAGAAAGGGTGATAACTTAACTCCTAATGCTACTGTCTATGGTAACTACGGTGTATTCAAATTTAGAAAAGACGTTGCTAACCAAGCAGTTGGTAACCAAGATCAAGGTGGATTTATTATTGACAGCAATGGTCAAGTATCTCTAGATCAAGGTCCTGGTTCAGAACTTAATGCTGACAAACTAGATGGTAACGACGGTGGTTTCTATACGAATGCAGGTAACCTATCTCAAGGAACATTACCAGCTGCAAGACTTGCAAACACCACATATGCAATATCCATATCTGGTACTGCTGATACTGCAAACAGAGTCTTTAACGAAACTTCATCACTTACATCAAACCCATCTCCTGCACAGGCTGCAAATGGTATTGGTGCTGCACTAAGAAATAATGCTGCTACTGGTCTAACAGATGGTGGAACTACCCATGGTATTGTTACATACAGACGTGAAGCAACTGGTAGTGCTGCAATACAACTTGGTTTCACAGACAATGATAACCTTTGGATTAGAGGTAACACTGGTGGTAATGCTGTATATGGTAACTGGTATAAGATCTGGTCGGGATTTAACGATGGTGCAGCGAGTGGCCTAGATGCTGATAAATTAGATGGTTCACAAGGACTATGGTATCAGTCTGGTTATAACGTAGGTGACACTCGTGCAGGAATTAATCACCCAATTGGTGATATGTTCTTACCAGAAGTTCTTGGTCAGAACAAGATGGTATTTGAGAACTTCTATCTTAATGACAGTGGTTTAAAATATACACTTTATATTCCTAACTTCCATTGTGCTACTGGTACTGGTGGTAACATTACTAATAGTGGAACATTTACGATCTACTCAGATGTTGGTGCAACAAATAACATTGGTTCAATTGTAGTTGATGCGAACGGTGTTGTTGAAGCAACACACACATCTGGTGAAATCTATTCATTAATAACAGGTACAATCAACTTTGTTGGTGCTAACACTAACGCAAACATTTATGTTGTAGGTCCTAATCCTGGCACTAAGTGGACTGTATCATCATCTAACCCAATATCAGGTGGTTCTTCCACACTGATTGGTATGAGAGACTCAGCAGCTGGTGCTAAATTACAGATTGGTAAAGCATCAGTTTCTACAACTCCATCTCTAGATTTCCGTTCTAGTGGTTCAGCCGCAAACTATGACGTTCAGATGATCGTCTCTGGTGGTAACTCTAATGATGGAAATGGTACTCTAAGATTTAATGCAGGTGACTTAACTGTAAATGGTAATACTCTATGGCATGCAGGTAACGATGGTAGTTCATCTCAGCTAGACGCTCATTACTTAGATGGATTTACACAGTCAACATCTGCTACTGCTAACACAATCGCACGTAGGGATGCATCAGGTAACTTAACAATTGCTGACTTAACTGCTGACCAAGGTACGTTTGGAAACACAGGTACTTCTATTCTTGATCTTGCAGATAGTAATGGTATTACTCTTGGTAAATCTGCTACACATACATTATCAATTAAGAGTAAAAATGATTCAAATCAAGGTTTTATAAGATTTGGTAATGACACCAACTACTTTGGATGGAATGGAACTCACTTATCATACAACAACGTATACTTCCGTAACGGACGTTTAGGTATTGGTGATAGCAATCCTGGTATATCATTACAATCTACTGGAGACGCTGCCTTTGGTACAACAAGTAGAGGTGCTAACACATATGTTAGAGCATTAGCTGGTGACTCTTATCAGTGTGGTTTTGAAGCATTTGGTAGTGACCAAGGTACGGGTTACCTATACGTTGGACAATCAATATCCTATGGTGGTGGTATTGCATACAACGGAGATAACTCTCCAGCCTCATTTGGTTCTGAGTCTGGTGATGATATCACATTCTACAGAAGAGACAATGGTGTAGATAGTAGAGTTGCTAAGTATCGTTATAATGATCCTACATTCCACTTCTTCGGACAGGTTAGATCAAGAGTTGCACAAGGAACTGCACCATTTGTAGTTGCTTCAACCACAGTTGTTTCTAACTTGAACGCAGACTTACTTGATGGTTATAGTGCAACTAACCTACCATACTTCTCTGCTCAAATTAACGGATGGAGAAATAGTTCTGAAGGTCAACCAAGATTCTACTTCTCTAACAACAGTCATACATACTTCAGAACAGGTGATGACTTCTTCTTCAGAAATGATGCAGACACTGGTATAGGTTCTCTTAATGATAATGGTTGTTGGACATTCTATAATGGTAGTGACCAAAAACAATCAACATATGGTTTACAAGTTAACCAGTTAAATGGTATTAACATAAATGCATCTGAGAGTCTATCATCTGGTCAGAAGAGCACAGTTCTAAGAGCATCAGGTGATAAACAGTGGATTGACTCTTACGGAATATTCAAGAGAAATAGACAAGCATGTGCGGAAAGCATTACCGTCGCTGCTAGTGATAACTGTATGACCGCTGGTCCAATCACTATAAATAATGGCGTAACCATCACTGTAAGCGATGGTGGTTCATGGAGTGTAATATAGAAACATGAGTACTTTATCGTTACATGATTTACAAGGATTTTCAACATACAGTAATACTGTAAGAGTTCCTAGTGGTCATACTTTTCAAGTTGATGGAAGATTAAAAATTCCACAAGGAACTACATCTAATAGACCTGGTTCTCCTGCAAATGGTGAATTGTATTACAATACAACTATTGGTCAATTAGAAACTTATATTCAAGATGGTTGGGTGTCTCTTGCTAATGCTGCAACTGGTACTAGATCAGATGCACCTCTAGCTAAGTCTACTGATCTTCTTACAATAAATCCAAATGCCACAACTGGTTGGTATTGGTTAAATGTTAATGGTGTTTCTACTAACGTCTGGATTGATACAGTATATCGTAGTGGTGGTTGGGTTTTAGTTCTATGTAATAGAAGGGGAACTGGTGGAATGACTGGTTTAACTTATGCTAATGGAACTGCATATCAGGTTAACTACAGAGGAGAGTATGGGGATGGAAAGAACTTAGGTTCATTTAATATGTGCATGGGTCTTCCAATGTGGTCTTCTATCATTAATGACAATCCTGGTACTGGACAAGTTGCTCAATTTGTATCTACCAGTTCTATGGAATTGGGTAATACTGGTGGACATAGTAAACGTCAATATTGGAACTGGAATGGTGCATGGACTAATCAATATGCAGCATCTGGAGCTAGTGGTGAAGTCGTAGAACTAGGATCACCTGGATCTGGACAATATGATTATTGGACTGTCTACGGTTCATATGGTTATAACTTTACTACCACAGATGATGATAATGATACATATGGTGGTAACTGTGCCAACTTATATAATGCAAACCCGTGGTGGTACAATGCTTGTTGGTCAGGAAACATGTTTGCTGGCGGTCCTTATCAGGATGCACCTTATTGGTACAGTTCTGGTGGAGACAATCATAACTATGGAGCTATGTACGTAAAATGAAATGTACTATTAAGAAAAATAGAACTACTACTGATCAGCATGGTAACTTAAAATTTATCATGAAATTTTATGATGATTCAGATGTATTTTTACACAGCGTTTCTTGGCAGAAAGAAATCAATGGAGAAGATAATTCTCTAGATGAATCTGAATGGAACGACTGGAGAGATGATATGTTGAAACAACAAGGTGACATGTACAGTGTTACATGGACTGATATAACTGTAACTGAGGACGCTTAATCATGGCTAGTATTTTAAGAATAGACACTCTACAAAATCTCGCAGGTACTACTGCTGCTACCCTTGATGGTAATGGTATGTTATCCATTGCTCAAAGATTTAGACTTCCACAATTTGCATTTGCAAGTCTCCCATCTAGCGGACAGAGTGAAGGAGAACTTGTTTATGACACCACAAACAAAATGTTAAGGTTTTGGACTGGACAGAGATGGCTAGAAGCATCTAAGTCTGGTGGTCTAGGTGAGTCAGAAACTAATCCTGTTACTAATGGACAAGAATTAAGAGCTAGTGGTATATCGACTGCAGGTGATTATTGGTATCAACCAGTTGGGGCAAACTTTTCTATACAATGCTATACAAATTTCAGTTCTCCTGTTGCCTCTAATAAAGCATGGGTGCTAGTACAGAGAGGTAGAGAAAGTTATCAAGCCAAATGGGCATATGCAGGATATAATTACGATAAGTTAGATTCTTCATATCTAACTGATAATGGAAATATTGCAGCTGCACCTTCGGATTGGGTTAACAATCTCATAGGTGGAAATGTTTTAAATACTAAGATGTTGGTTAACAGACAATGTGTTAACGACTCTTATACCTTTGTCGCAACTAGTGCTCAGAGTTTCAATTGGAACATGTGTAATGGTGGAACTAGACCAAATATGAACTGGGCTAGATATGGATCTTTCTGGGGTGCAGGTTCTGCATCTAATAATGACAACAATACTTCTTCTTGGACTGATACTAATTACGGTCCAGGTAATAACTGTGGTAGAAGTTTCAGTTGGCAATGGAATTCACATGGTGGATACCAAGGATGGTCTACTGGATCAACATGTGACCCCTCATGTGGATATGAATATTCTAGTGAGAACCACAGAATTATGAACGCACACGTATACTTTGAATGTTAAGATGACTATTACCGCTAACTATCTTGCATGGAAAGACGATCAGAGTGGGTACGAAGCTGCCCTTAATCCTGGCGTAGGAGGCAGTGATGATACTGCTAAGGAGATGATCCTTCGTGGTCTCATGGAAGAGTGTTATACTCTTAGAAAATCTGAATACCCTTCTGCAGGTGAACTTGGCGATGCCCTATATCATCAGTCTGAAGGAGACAATACTAAAATGACAGCTTACAATGCAAAAGTAAAAGCCGTCAAAGATAAATATCCAAAACCTCCTTCCCCTTCATCTTATGCATGGGAACAAACAGCGATGGAACCTGACCACGGAGAATAAATAGGGTTATGTCAACAATCAACACTGGTAACATATCTGGAGATCCGTCATTTAATACAAATGGTGCGGTAAAACTTCCTGTGGGAACTACAGGTCAGAGACCTGGCTCACCACGTGAAGGAGACATGAGGTATAATACTTCATTAAGTCAATTAGAAATTTATGCCAACGGTCTTTGGCATACTATAGGAGGTGTACTAACACCCTTTAGTGCAACTTTTTATTCTCTCTTCAGTAGTCCAAGTAGAACAGCTCCTACAAGCGTAGGTTCTTACTACAACAGCAGTCCACTTAGCGGAAACGTTTCACTTAGTGGTGGTAAACAAGCTTGGTCAGTCCCTTCATCTGGTTGGTGGAGATTTAATGCATATGGTGCACAGGGTGGAACTAATAGTAACTACACAGGTGGAGGAGGAGCTCGTATACAAGGAGACTTTTTCTTAGAACAAGGAGAAGTTATTAATGTATTATGTGGTTCTGGTGGTGTAGGTCCTAACTATGAGGATTGCGACACAGGTGGTGGCGGTGGAACTTATGTCGTAAAGGCAAGTGGAAACACTGTATCCGACATTCTTTTAATCGCTGCAGGTGGTGGCGGTGCTAGTAATGGAGGATTTAACAGTCAAGGTTGTGGAGATAGAACTCAAAATACTACTACAGGTGCTTGTGGAAAAGATGGTAGTGCTTCTGTAAATGGACTAGATGGTCGTGCAGGTAGAGGGGGTACTGGAGGATACGCTGGCGACAGAGCATTGAGTGGATCTAACAGAGGTAATCCTGGTGGTGGATTCTATGGTGGTGGATTTAGTTATTCACAAAACCCAACATGGAGTGAGACTAGAGCTGGACAATCCTATATGGATGGTTCTCTAGGTGGTACAGCAAACCAAAGTGATTCCTTTGGTGGATTTGGTGGCGGTGGCGGTGGTCACGGTAACTGCTTTATCTCAGGTGGAGGTGGCGGTGGCTACAATGGTGGAGGTTGTGAAGTACAATACTCCTCATATCATGGTGGACAAGGTGGAGGATCCATCAACAATGGTATCAACAAGGTTGGACAAAGTGGTGTAAACTATAATGGTAGTGCAGCATCAGTTGCAAATCAGGGATACTGTGAAGTATTAAAAATTAGTGGTAGTTAATTATGGCAGCTAGAACATCAGCTTTTACATCCTATGCAGATGCAAAGGCATGGCTAGAAGGTGGAACAAAAAGACTTCTTATATTGACTGATACTCAGTGCAGTGCATGTGCTACTTGGTTAGCAGAGACTTTACCAACATATGATATTGGTGCTTGGTTGTGGTCTACACTACCAATAGAGACATGGATATCAGATGCAGTAGATAAAGATGTCGTGTCTAGTGCAGGTGTTGCATCTACGGCTTTGCATAGATGGCCATTAGGTGCTATAATGACTGAAGATCAAGTCAAGGATTTCTTGGCACTTTGTGAAAAAGATGAATCAATCCCCAGAACAGGAGCAATCAACTCTTCCTCTTAAGGTATTTGACGATAGAATATTTGAAGTAAACAGTGGTATAAATGTAACCACTTATGATGTTGGTAATCACAAAAATCGTATTGTCTCTGTTGACAATTTTTTCGCGTATCCAGAAAAGGTACGTGATTTTTTATTGACTATACCTCAACAGTTTATACCCAACCCATCTATGAAACCTACTGCGTGGGATGCTAAAGCAGGTTTCTATCCTGGTTACCAAACTTACCTTTCGTTTCAGATAAAAGAGTTAGAAGAAAAGATTAAAAAAATAGCACAAATAGAATTTGGATATAGTGGACGGTTTATTAATTACTCCTTCCAGAGAATATTTGGTCACAGTAAAGTATTCAAACAATCCAACTGGCCACACTGTGATGATTCTGCTCTTGCAGGTAATATATGTTTGAACTTTGATGATGAAATAGAAGGTGATACTGGAACATCATTCTATAGAGTAAAGGAAACTGGAGAAGAATATTTTCATCCTAGTACATGTATGTACAGGAAATCAAGGTATTGTTTTACACCTCAGAGAATGGATATGGACGTATATCAACCCATCGTGGAGAACACTAAATACATCAGATACCATCTTGATGAGCATAAGTTCAATAGATTTAATCTGTATGAAGGAGCGTGTTTTCATACTGCCTTTATGGAAAAAGGTAAGTACCTTAACACACCAAGAATGACACTTTCTATATCATATTAATATGGACATATACAATATTTTTCCGACACCTGTGCACGTGTTTAAATCGGAATTTGATTTTAAAAAGATTATCTCTGATCTTGAAGAAGAAGATTATATTAATGTAAATCAAGCACAGCCCGAACACCCAGAGAGGGTTTGGCAAACTCGACATGATTTACATAAGGATCCTAGGTTCAAAGAAATGACAACTTTCTTTGAGGATTGCGTAGAACAATATAGAGCACACTATGAATATGAATGTGAGAAATTAGATATTAGTATTATGTGGGCTAACCTATCGCCTGGTTTTAAGGCAGGTAAGCATGAGATACATCATCACCCAATGTCATATGTCAGTGGTATATTCTATCTGACTGATGGTTCACCTACCATGTTCTGTGATCCTGTAGATAAAAGACGGGAGGGTATGATAAAACTATACAGTGTAGATCCACAGAAAACTCCTGAACAATGGGGGATGATACCTGAAGCTGGAAAATTATTATTATTTCCTAGTTGGTTGAAGCATGGTACTTTAAACCATGTACAAGAGTTTTCAAGATGGTCAATTAGTTTTAATTGCATTCCTATAGGACCTTGTAATGCAGCATCATCTCAAGCAAAGTTAGCTACTTGGAATTTATATCAAGCTGAATAATGCCTATTATTGAATGGAAATCTGATTCTCCCAGAACACCTTTTGCACCTAGTTGGAACTATCCTTTCTATACTGAAAAAGTATTTAATAAAGAAGAGTGTAAAGAAATTGGAGAAAGTATTCTAAGAAGAGAAAAAGAGATAATACAAGAGTTTAAAGATATCACTAATGATGGTGGTACTGGTCTTGGGGGAGATAGTCTCACTGCAAAGTTTAGTAAGTTTAGTGTATGGGAATGGGATGAGCCATGGGTCAATACATTAAGAGATACAATCAACAGAGGTTGTGCAGCCATGGGGCAATACATGCATGATGAAGGATTGTGGGATATTGGTTGCGGACAAGTAGATGGGTTCAACCATAGAGAGGAACAATACTACTCTCAGTGTTGGGCAAACGTAATGAGATCTGGAGAACAAATATTACCTCATTGGCATAGTTCTTATAAAGATAGTTTTTTAGGTGCACATCTAACTATTGCTGCAAAAAGAACTGGTACATATTATTCCAACCCATTTAACAAACAAATAGTTAAGGGATTTGCAAATAAGCCAGGTGAGCTTTTTATATTTCCAAATCATTTAGTTCATTGGACAGATAAACATGACCATCCATTTGAAAGAATAACAATTGCAATGGACGTTCTAACTAAAGAAGGATATGAGGATCATCCAGACAAAGGTATAAAACCAAACTATAAAATGATAACATGAACATAGACTATCATTTTGACTTTCCTTGTTTAATGTATAGTAAACTTTCCGAGGATATTTTTGAAGAATTAAATAATCTACCTAATGGTGCTCATCATGGTAATAAATTAGTTGGAGTATTCCCAGACGAATACAAACTAATGATACATAAAGCACCTTTGTTTAGAGAGTTTATCATTTGTCTATCTGAGGCTTTCGCTAGAGAATGTTCAAATGCTCCTGTATTTCATCAGATCAGGCAGAACACTCCACCTAACACACCGTTTAAATTAGCGGATCTCTGGAGAAATGAAATGTATGCTAATGCTTATCAACCTCTACATCAACATACTGGGTTGTTTAGTTTTATTGTATACATGGATGTTCCTTATACACATGCAGACCAAATACAATTAGAACCTAAGGTAAATCCCGAACATGTAAAGAATGGATTTACAGAATTTTCAGATCCATTCTCTATGTTTAATAAGTTAATTAACGTTGAAAAAGGTATAGAAGGTCAAGTAATATTATTTCCTGCATGGGTAAACCATGTAGTATATCCATTCAAAGGGTTCTCTGGTATACCACGAGTTAGCATTTCTGGCAATATTGTGCTAGACTATGGTACGGTTGATGGTGCAGAGCACTTCTAAATATAACAGTTATTATTTTAAACTATGGACATCCCAAATATGGTTAAGGAGTTCAATGGACAATTGGTAGAGCAAAAAGCTACTATCGTTGAGCTTGAGAAACAACTTACTACACGTAAAGAACAAGTATTAAGATTGGAAGGTGCAATCGAAGCACTTAACATGACACAAAAAGAAACTGAGGAAAGCGAACTAAAGGTCAGTGATTAAAACAGTATTCAGTATGTTTCCACAAACCTTAGTGGTTTGTGATATTGGTATTGATCATCAAGAAGTACAAAATAATATCAAAGAAGTTTTAGAGGATGGGGATGGTTTCTCTATTTCTAAAACTGATTTGCATGAGGATGAAAGGTTTTGGGTATTGTCTGGTTTGTTTCTAGAGGCAGTCAAACATTCATTTGCGAATGTATATGAATTTAAAAACATTACTCCTCGTATAAGTACTATGTGGGCTACAGGATGTGCATCTAATGAATATATTCATAGACACTCACACCCTAATAGTTTTGTATCTGGAGTATATTATCCTCAAGACATAGACTATCCACCTATCAGGTTCTTAGATCCAGTACCAAAAATGATCAGTCCTGATGTGGCTCAACCAAATTTTCATAATGTAACTGATTGTATTATTAATCCAAGTCAAGGAGACCTATTATTGTTTCCTAGTTATCTACAGCACGAAACCGCTAAGAATGATTTGGATCAAATGAGATATAGTATATCATTTAATATATTCCCTTTCGGTACTTTTGGTGAGCAAGACAAACTATGCAACTTGGAGTTAAAGTAATGCATGCAAAAAATATACCTTCCAGTGAAGCTAGGAAATTAGAACATGTCAATTCTAGTCAGTTCTATATTCCTTTTGATGGTACTGCAGAGACTTGCCCATATAAAGTTGGGGACATTTACGATAACAGACAAATCGTATCAATAGGATTTAGTGCGAATGTATATGGAAAGTCCTACCATATTATTGTGGAAAGAGATAGAACTCATTGTAGGCAGAAATATGTATTTGATGCCAGTCATGATCTAAAGTTCTGCAAACCAGTAGAGAGAATGGATAAAGTTGTTGACGAAGTAGAAATTGCAAGGATACTCAAACAAGCAGATATAAATCAAACCGCATAAATAAACCTGAAGGACTAATTGCGAGCTTGGATGAAGAAGGTAGTCATCAGGGTGTCTGGTAATTATAGTTTGGATTCTGCATGTGCTGCCATCCTAAGATTATACGGTTACCTGACAAATTATAAGGCATATAGAAGTTTTAAGACATTTACATTAGAGTGTCCAGAACAATATGAGAGTGGTTTACTAGACAAACTTAACGCACTTAATGTTGTTAAGAAAGCGTTTTGGGATAAACTAGCATACTCTTCTGGAGCTGTGTCTTCTCAAGGAGCAGAAGTGCAGACTAGTGGAGAAGTAGTTTCACAGGCATCTAGCAATACAAGAAATATTACTGGATCAAGCACAAACACATTATACGTAAGGGTTGTATCCAACTACCAAGGCAGTGGTTCAAACGTATTTGCGTTCTCAAGTGATGGTGGTAACACATATAGTGTTACATCTTACTTTAGTGGTTTCTTACAAGGTGCAACATATGTCTTTGATCAATCAGATTCTACTAATGCAACTCATCCCATAAGATTTTCTACTACACCTGACGGTTCATACACAACTGGTGGTGTAGAATTTTCAACAGGTGTAACCTATAACGGAGTTGCAGGACAAGCAGGTGCTAATACAACTGTAGTATTTGGTACATCTACACCTGCAGTTTTATATTATTACTGTCTAAACCATTCTGGAATGGGAAGGTACGATACCTCTCCTAACAGATACGGAACACTTAACGTACATGACTTCTGGCATTTAGATAGACTGACTAAACAAGATAGGCAGTACATGAATGGTCAGTATAGTAATAGTGGTCAGACTGGCGATGGAGTTGATATCTATATCTTAGACAGTGGAGTTCGTGGTGCAAGTAGACCAACAGGTAACAACGCAGCTCTACATCCTGAATTGTATGATCCAGATTTTGTTACTGATTTAAACGGAACTGCCGAACAACAGAACTATAGAGTATATCAACTATCACATTACTCTGGAGATTACGGTACTAATAACGAAGATGATAATGATCACGGTACTTATTGTGCTGTCCTAGCTGCAGGTAGAACCTGTGGATTAGCATCTAATGCAAAAATATATGCACTCAAATGTTTGAACTCTTCAGGTAGTGGTACATATAGTGCTATATTGAATGCATATCAGGCAGTTATAGATCATAACGATAGTGGTAATGCTAACTACAAAGGTAATACTAGACCAGCCATTGTCAATACATCTATAGGTTCAGGACTTCCAAGTGGATCTTATCCATATGTTGAACTGAATGATGTAGGTGATGACACAGGAACTGACGAAGAAGTATTAGATGATATCGAAGGAACCATAGCTGCTTCTGAAAGAATATTAATTTGCAGATCTGCAGGTAATGGATTTAAAGACTCTGGTGATAATTTTGCAGGACCTTTGTTGTCTAAGGTTGTGGTTGGAGCAAGAACTGCTGGCTATGCTGACAACACAAATGGCGGTGTAAACAATGTAGATGTAGATCAAGCAAAGATTTCTGTAGGTGCATCAGACTACAATGACAGATGGGCAGACTTCTCTAACTACGGTGCAGGTGCTACTGTTGTTGCACCAGGTAAAAACATTCTTGTTCCGAAGTATGACTGGACTGCGAACACACCATATACTAGTACTTCAAACTATTCAACTATTGGTGGTACCTCATTCTCAAGTCCTCTAGTTGCAGGTATCATGGCATGTTGGGCTGCTAAGAATGGATATACTTTAACAACTAATAACTTTGCAACACTAGGAAAACAATTTATTAGGGGAATTGGTAACACTGGAGATGTCACAAAAGGTGTGACTCAGTTGTATCCAACAAATAGTATTGAAGAAAGACAACTACCCACTAACCCATATGCAGTTACTAGTGGAAGTAATAATATAACAATATCTTTTAACTCAGCTGATAACAGTCACTTCATTGGTAATGTTGGTAAGAAGGTTCAGTTAAGAACTACAGGATCAACAGAAGGTGGTAGTGGTAACGCTCAAACATACAACATAACAACAACTGCACCGTCATTTAGTTTTTATACACTTAGTGGAACTGATAGAAATGGTTCTGTCACTGGTAACAACCAAGGAGTGAGCGTGTATGTTGGAGATACTATTAATTTTAATCTATCAGGTGTTAGTGGTTCCCATCCATTTTATCTCAAGACAGTACAAGCAACTGGATCTACTAATCAGGTAAGCACACCAACTGCTACTGGACAAGGATCTACAGGAACTGCAACAGTATCATGGACACCAAATACTGCAGGTACATACTACTACCAATGTTCTAATCACAATGCAATGAATGGAACTATCACAGTTCAAAACGATCCTGGTGCAGGTGGTGTTTCTCTTGGTGGTACAGACATTTCTGCATTATCTCAAGGTGGATGGTTAAACATAACTGCTGAAGATTCAATCAATAATACGATTACAGTTCAATCAGCTAGTAATGCTAGTGCTACTACAACTGGTGGTGGATCAAATAACTATCTCGCATTGATTGATTCGGAAGCGATAACACATGAAAGTACAGATGGTGTTGTTTCTACTTCTACTCAACTAAGATCTCAGACTGATGCTCAGGAAGCACAAGGTTCTAGTGTGTATGATAATGTAAAATACTATCCTTTAGACAGTGGAGTTGACTTTAAATATGATGCTAACACTAGCGTTCTTACTAAAAAAAGAGGAGCATTCTTCCCTTACGTTGATACTAATGTAACATGGGCACAGTCCTCTGGTGCAATAACTGGAAGCCCATTTGCTAATGGTGCTAGTGTCAGTATTGACCTTGGTTTAGCAGGTCAAACATTTGCTAGTGAACCAACCTACGAACTTTATACAACTACAGGTGATGCACTAGGTGCTTCAGGTCTGACATTGAATACTACAACAGGTATATTGAGTGGTACAGTTACAGCAGATTATATCAACACAACTTTCAACTTTAATGTAGTTGAGCAAGTTACAAATAATACTCGTGCATTCAGTTTAGTTACTACAGGAACTGGTGTTCTCATTACAGTTACAGGACAACCTAGTAGCACAACTATAGAGGCAGGTGCTGGCACAAGTGCTACATTCGGTCCTGTATCAGCTATCAGTTCTGATGGATCTACTATTACATATCAATGGGAACTGTCTACCGACAGTGGTTCTAACTGGTCTACTCTATCTGAGGGTAGTGGTTATACTAATGTAACTAGTAATACTTTAACAGTCAATGACGACTATGGAAAAAATGCATATCAGTTCCGTTGTAAGTTAGATACTAATACTGCAGTAGCATCTGCATATACTAACGTTGTTACATTAACAGTAATCCGTGTAATTACTATAAGTTCTCAACCAACCAATGCAACACCTATTGCTCCTGCAGCTGGTACATTTAATGTAACTGCAGCAGTAGGAGATGGAGCAGCATTATCTTACCAATGGGAAAAATCAGAAAATGGTGATGGTGCAACATACGTTGATATAGGTAGTGCTACTACATCAAGTTATACTACTGGAGCTACAACATATGATGCAGACTATGGAGATTATTATAGAGTTAAATTAAATTGCACTGGTGCAGCTCAACTAATATCAAATGCTGTAAGACATTTTGTAACTAGAACAATTAATATTACCACTCAACCTCAAGGAACTACAGGTGCTGTTGGTGGAACAAGAACATTTAACGTTGTAGCAACTACATCAGACAATGATGCTGGTGATATAACATACCAATGGCAGATATCAAATACAGGTGGTTCTTCTTGGAGTAACGTTTCTGCAGGAACTGGAGGAACTACAGCAACATATGTAACTCCTACATTAGATGCATCCTATGATGCAAATCAATTCCGTTGTATATTATCCTGTACAGGTGCTACACAGATATCATCAAATGCTGTTACCTTACAAGTAGAAACAGTAACTGTTAATGTTGTAAATCAACCACAGAATGCAACTGTCAATGAAACAGCTACAGCAACATTTTCTTGTAGTGGATCAGTTACCATGGCAATCATTGGTGGTAATGCTGCTGAATCTTCATATGATAGTGAATCTTGGACAACACCTGGTGGTGGAGGAGGATCAGAAAATGCTCAAAGTCAATCAGATCATAGTCCAAACGTGGCTTTCCAATGGCAAAAATCAGATGATGGTGGAGCAAACTGGTCAACTATAGGTGGTGCGGTAAGTGCAAGTTATACAACTGCTGGTACAATATATGCTAATGATAATGCAGATCAGTATCGTTGTGAGTTAGATGCAGTTGGTGCAACCACCAAGGCATATACAAATGCTGCAACTCTGACTGTACAGAGAACATATTCAATCACAGCACAACCATCTAACGTAACATCTAATGAAGGTGCTACAAGTAACTTTACTATATCAACATCATCAAGTAGTGGAACTCCAACATATCAATGGCAGAAATCTGATGATGGTGGATCAAACTATGCCAATGTATCTGAAGGAACTGGTGGAACAACAACTTCATATACAACTGGAACTCTAATATTTGCTAATGATAATAACGATCGTTTCCAATGTATCGTATCTCTTGTTGGATCTGCTGCATCTATAACATCAGGTTTTGCATTACAGACTGTATTACGTGTTATCACTATCAGTCAACAACCTCAAAGCACTGCTGTAATTGAAGGACAGACTGCTAATTTCAGTGTAACTGCTAGTATTACTAGTGGATCAATTACATATCAGTGGCAGAAATCAAATGATAGTGGAGCAAATTGGAGTGTTATTAATGGTGCAAGTTCAGCGTCATATACAACACCTGCAACAACCTATCCAACAAACCCATCAGAACAATTCCGTTGCGTACTATCTAATGCTAATGCAACGTCTGTAACATCCTCTGCTGCTACATTAACTGTTAATGAATCTGAGTTTGTATCTGCTCCAACTACAGTCACACCGTTTGTAGATTCAGATACCACTAAAACTTTATCAAGACAACCAGTTATTACTACATCTGCATACGTTCAAGAATATGCAGGATCAATACATTTTTCTTCTTACTGGAGAATTAGAAGAGTTAGTGACAACGTAACTGTCTATGACACTACTAATATAAATGTTTTAGGAGATACTACAAACAAAACTACACTTACAGTACCTGCAGCAACACTTGACTTTGATACTCAATATTCAGTTCAGGTTAAGTTCAGAGATCAAAATGGATTGCAAAGTGCATACTCCAATGCTTCATCATTCACAACTCCATTTGTTGATCAACCAGATATCCAAACTATTACACCAGCATTTAATCCTACTGTCACAGCTTTAACTGCTCAGGTCAAAACTGGATTTCAACACACATCAACGTTCTGGCAGTTCTCACCTGGCTCTGGATTTACTAATATAGTACATGAGTCTAGAGACAATAGTGTAAACAAATTATCTTACACTCTCCCTAATGCTGTGACGCTTAGTGCGAATACTCTTTATTATGTAAGAATTAGATTCAACGTTAATCCCGTATAACATGGCTTCACCATCAACAAGAGAAGGACTTATCGACTACGCATTGCGTCAGAACGGTGCTCCTGTTTTAGAAATTAATATTGAAGATGATCAGATATCTGATCTAGTGGATGATGCTATCCAATTTTATAATGAAAGACATATGGATGGTTATATCAGAACTCATTTAAAAGTCAAGTTTACTCAAGCTATGATTGATGATATGACTACTGATTCAACTACATCAGTTGCAGCTGCAACTTCATCAGCAATTTCAGTGGATTGGATGGAACAGAATAACTATATCAAAGTTCCTGAACATGTCACTAGTATTATAAAAGTATTTGATTTTGTATCTAAAAACGTCACAAACTTATTTGATGTTAGATATCAGTGGAGATTGAATGATCTTTGGGATCTAACTAATACAGAAATTTTAACCTATGAAATGGTTAACCGTAGATTAGAAGACATATATTTTTTATTGGAAGGACAAAAGCAAACTAGATTTCAGATGAGAGGAGATCGAATTTACTTAGATCTTGATTTTAAAACTGATGTTAATGTTGATGATTTTCTAATACTAGAATGCTATCGTGCGATAGATCCTGCAAGCACAGCTGCTGTGTATAATGATCTATGGTTAAAGAGATACGTAACAGCACTAATTAAAAGACAGTGGGGCTCAAATCTTATTAAGTTTCAAGGGGCACAGTTACCTGGTGGAATTACTATGAATGGTGAGTTTATATACACTGAAGGTAAAGAAGCAGTTGAAAAACTTGAGGATGAAATGATCCGTAGTTATGAAACACCTCCACTAGACATGATTGGATAATGGCAAGATCAACATACTTTACTCATGGCACTAGGAACGAACAGTTCTTAATGCAAAATTTAGTAGAAGAACATCTCAAAATGTTTGGCATGGATGTCCTTTACTGTCCTCGTAAAATGGTTATGAAGGATGGTGTTTTCAATGAAGAGAGTATTTCTGAATTTGATGATGCATATATTATAGAAGGTTATCTAGAAAACTTTGACGGTTTTCAAGGTGGTGGAGATCTAATGACTAAGTTTGGTATTAGACAAACAGATGAATTAACTTTGGTAATTTCTCAACAGAGATTTTCAGATTTAATTTCTCAATTCTTACTTCTAGATAAAGGTACAACTATTGAAGTAGGGGAGAGACCACAAGAAGGAGATCTAATATTCTTCCCAATAACTAGCAACTTTTTTGAGATTAAATTTGTAGAGCATGAAGAACCTTTCTACCAGTTAGGAAAAGGTTATGTTTACAAACTCAAGTGTGAGCTCTTTGAATACAGTAACGAGCAAGGTGATCTATTTGAGGGTGATGAGGATCTTATTGATTACGGATATACTGTTAAACATTACTATCTCACAACCAATGGTGTTACTGCAACTGGTACTCCCGTTATTAACAATGGGGGCATTGATCAAATCTACATCAGCAATAGTGGTACAAAATATAATGAAACACCTGCAATTACTATCAGTGGTAATGGAACCGATGCAGCTGCAACTGCATTTATGGTAAACATTACTGTGTCTGGTGGATCTCCAACGTCATCTGCTGTTATAAGAGGAACAGTAAATCAAGGACAACTCATGGCTGTTACCATAACAGATGGTGGTGCAGGTTACGATGAGGATAGGGCAACTATTCAAATAACCGATCCTGATATTGGTGGGGTAAAAGCAACTCTTACACCAACTTTCACTAATGGAGTATTGACTGCTATCAACATTTTAAACGGTGGATCTGGATATAGAAGTGTTAAACTAATAGATATTACTAATGCAGGTACTGGTTATACAGCTGCAACACTAGCATTTACTGCTGCACCATCTGGTATTTCTGGAACATTTACAGTTCCAGAAACTGTCACAGGTGCTACAACTGGTGCAACTGCTCAGATGGTAGAGTGGGATGCACAAGAAGGTTGGATTAAATTAAAATCACCAACTGCTACATTCTCTATAGGTGAACAAATTATAGGATCAGAATCTGGTGCTACTATGGTATTAGACAATAGAGATGAAATGGCAACAACCGATACTAAATACTCTGACAGCGTTACTTTTGAAAATCTTGGTGACGATCTTTTAGACTTTAGTGAAACAAACCCATTTGGAGTAATGACTTAATATGTTAGGGACATACACATATAATAAGATTATTAGAAAGTGCGTCATAGGATTTGGCACACTATTCAATAACATAGAAGTTCGTAAAGAAAAGGCAGATGGTTCTGTTTATAGCAGAATGAAAGTTCCTTTAGCTTACGGATCTAGACAGAAATTTTTAGCAAGACTAGAACAACAGGCAGATCTTAACCAGAAGGTTGCGATCAC